TACGTTAGCGGCATAACATCAAGGGAGGGCTTCGGCTCTCCCCTTTTTAATTTATAAGGAGGGGTAAGAATTATGAAAAAAACAGTACCGTTTGAGTTCTTTGAAGCAGGGCAGTACCTATATTTTGATATAGCAAGGTTGGTGCTTCTTGAAAGGCTTTTAAAAGAATCTCTTGTAAAAATTTCAGAACGCGCAGCAACAGGCGACATAAGTATTGATTTTATTGTTAAATCTTTGACTATAGGATTAAAACATCATTATCCGCATGGAACAGAACAATTTTTTGCAGATAAATTAACAGAATATCTTGAAAATGGCGGCGTTTGGTTTGATCTTATGTCCAGCGTTTCAGAGGCTATTGTTTCCATCTGGAATATTAACAAGGACGATGAACCTGACACAAAAAACGCAGTGACAGTCCAGGAACCAGAATTGACAGTATAAATAACTGGGTTGACTGGGCTGAACCTATAGCGTACGGGGCGTTGCAACTTAAACCACGTGAATTTGAAAAGCTACAACCACACGAGTTTTACAAGTTGCTTGACGGGTACAAGTGGCGTAAATACGAGCTTGAATCACTGGCGGCGTATTTTGTTGCGCCCATTATCAACTCACAGGGCACTTTGAAGCATCCCGTCAGCATGAAAGACCTTATAGACCCGCTACAGCCTGACCGTAAACGAGTAGAGAAACAAAGCGAAGCAGAATATCTAAAACAAGTATTCAACTTAAAGGATCGCTCTTAACAGGGCGGTCCTTATTTTTTTAAGGTGGTGAGATTTATGGCAACAGTAGCAGACCTTTTAGTTAAAATATCCGCTGATTCCTCCGGGCTACGGAAAGAATTAAACGCTGTTAAAAGACAGATAAAAACGTCTTTTGGCTCGGACGCAATGAAATTATCCAGCAACGTTGAAAGCTCGTTTAAATACATAGCTGCTGCAATGGCTGGTGTAGGTGTTGCAGCAGTCACTATGTCCGCCAAAATGGAAATGACGAAACGGGCATTTGAAGTGCTGACGGGCAGCAGCGCTAAAGCACAGCAGCACCTAAACGAATTAGAAAAATTTGCGGCGACAACTCCGTTTGAATTTGCGGGGCTAGTGGACGCTTCAAAAAAGTTACAGGCGTATGGGTTTAGCGTTGACGCCGTTATCCCTATCATGACTGCTCTCGGAGATGCATCTATGGCTGTTGGGCTTGGACAGGAGGGCATGGATAGAATAACTCTAGCCCTTGGACAGATAAACGCAAAGGGAAAAGTCACAGCAGAGGAAATGAGGCAGCTTGCGGAAACAGGTATCCCAGCGTGGGACATTTTGGCCTCCAAGCTGGGAATTACTACCGCTAAAGCTATGGAACTTAGCAAGAAAGGCGCTATTTCAGCCAAAGACGGAATCACTGCTCTGCTTACCGGGATGGAAGAACGTTTCGGCGGCATGATGGCTAAAGTCAACGGGGAAATCCCGCAGAGCTTCAGCAATATGAAAGACTCCGTCGGCATAATTATGCGCGCCATGGGTGACGACATTATAAAAGCTCTGGATTTAAAAGATAGGATGAAAAACGCCTCACAATGGATGTCTGATTTTGCTACACAGGCAAAAACGCTTGGCGTATCACAGGCGTTTGAAAACATGGTCCCGGCTGGTGTGCGTGAGGCACTTGTGGGTATAGGAGTTGCAATAACAGCCATTGCCGTGCCAGCCTTGGCCTTGCTGGGGGCTGGTATTGTTGCGGCCAGCCCGCTTATTATTGGCATAGGCGCACTCTGCGGAACAGCGGCGGCGGCTATATACGCCGCATGGGATACAGTTGGGCCGTTTTTCAAGGGTATGTGGGAAGGTATTAAAACAGACTTCCAGCTTGCATATGACTTTATCCTTAAAATCGCTGAAAAATACGGGCAGTTAGTTGACTGGCTCAATTCAAAGCTTGGCGCAGGGACTAAAAAAACACAGGCTGATATCGATGCAGACAAGGGCGCAGCGGTCACAGCAGAAGAATTAAACAATCTCAAAGAACGTAATAAATTGACTGACGCTTACACCGCTAAAAGCAAGAGCTTGGCTAATGTCTTGAAAACTACCCTTAAAGGTGGTGGCGTTGGTGACGACGATTCTGCCGCCAAAAAGGCAGCATCCGCAGCTAATAAAGCAGCAGAGGCATACAAACGCCTACAGAAACAGGCGCACGACACATCACAGCGCATAGCGGACGAATGGACGCAGACAACAGGAACACAGATAGATTCTCTGAATCAGTGGTATTCTGAGGAGCTTGAAGAGCTTAACAAGTCAAAATCCGCTAACGAGAACTATCAACGTGATCTTAACCGTATTGAACAGATTTACAGCGAAAAACGCCGCAAAATACTGCACGACGAAGCTAGGGAAAAACAGGAAACTTTTAAATCCATCTCCAATGGCTACATGGATATCCAGCAGAAGTTATCACAGGGCAACCTTAAAGGCTCTGCGCTCGATCTGTTTAATCTCAAACAGGCGGCAGAGGATGATTACAAGGGTGTGTCTGATTACTTTGACCAGATCGCCGCTGACTTCGCCTCTGGCACAGCACAGCAGAAGGACAATATAATCAGCTCTCTTGAGGCTATGGGGATTGAATATAAGGTCATCTCCGCTGACATGATCGACTTCTCATTAGAAAAACAGGAATACAACGCAAGCCGTACGGCACAATATGAATCTGACAAGCTTGACTATTACCGTCAGTGCAAAGACATTCAGGCAGACATAGACGAGGCTTATAACAAAAACTCGCTGGCTATGCTGCAAGCCGTACTTACGGAGCGTAATGCCGCCGTACTGGCTAGCTACAACGCACAGAAGGCATACATGGATCTTTATTACGATACGTGGATGGAAAAACACAAATCCACAACTGAGCAGATCGTTGATATCCTGTCCGGCACAAAAGACAGTTTTAAAACGCTGTTTTCCGACATACTCACTGGCGCTGAGACATTTGGCGACGCCTTTGTAAACTTTTTTGAAGATGTTTGGCAGAACATAGTTGACAGCTTCGCTGAAAAATGGAGCGCTAATATAACCGACGCGCTGATGGGAATGCTCAGTTCAGATGGCAACAACGGCGGCGGTTTATTTGGCGCAATAGGAGGCTTATTTGGCGGCGGTTCTAGCGGCTCCGCTTCTGGCACTGGCACTGGCACTGGTGAGGGCGCAGCGGGCATAGAAAACGCCTTCGGCAGCCTGTCAACGGTATTAGGTAGTTTTGGCGGAGTTGTGCAGGGCGGCACTGCACTATTAACAGGATTCAACGCCATACAGGCGATTATAAGCGGCGTAACGAAACCTGCTGAGGCTACGGCTACGGTAGCGGCTACTACGGCAATGGTGCCATTTACGGCGGCTGTTGTGGCGGCGACTGCTGCACTTGAAGCAATGTCATTTTCACAGGGTGCAGGGGGACTGTTAAGTATCTTTGGGCTTGCCTCCGGCGGTTCAATCAGCGGTCCGGGCACGTCAAAATCTGATTCAATCCCCGCCATGCTTTCAAACGGCGAATACGTTATCAATGCTGATGCCGTAAATAAATTTGGCACACGCTTTTTTGACAGGCTGAATTTTGGCATGGTTCCGGCATTTGCTGACGGCGGCATTGTAACGGGTCCGTCGTTGTCAGACATCAGTATTAACCCACGCAACATTGGCAACCTGTTTAACGGCAATGGGAAAACAGGCGGCATAAAAGTTGACCAGACTATCAATAACTACGGCGACTACAACTACGACACAGACGTTGAAGCAGTCGGGGAAATGATTGGCGAAGCGGTACTTTCTGCCATAAAGGGGTGAGAAAATGAAACTCGTAAAAGGCACAGCGACATACACATTTCCAACGTATACCAGTTTTGAATCGGACACAGAAGCACGCTGTGACGATTCCGAAAAGGCATTTTCTCACGGGGCAGTAATGACAGGTGACGGCAAAATAGACGCTCGTGATGTCACGATAGAGGTTGAATTGATCGACTATGAAACGGCGTCTGCCTACCGCACAGCACTTGATGCGCTGAAACAAGCGGCATATAAACAGGATCAGAAACTTTATATTGACGACGACCGCTATATCAACATCAAGAATCTTAAAAAAATCAGCGAAGAATTTTATGATGGTTTTTATCGTGTCAGGGCGGCGGTTAAACTCACGTTTTACTGCTCTGACCCGTTTTTCTATGCGGATACGGCAACCACACAGGAAGTAACAATCACCGAATCACCGCAGACCTTTACAGTTAACAACGGCGGCAACATGGACACCCCGCCAGTAATTACAATTGAGCCAACGGAGACCAACAGTGTTTTATCACTGGTGAATACAACAGACAACAGCCGAACGTTCAGCTATTCCGATGCCTCCTTCGGCGACGGGGACTCGTTAGTTATTGACAGCACGGACGGCACGGTAGAACGTGACGGAACAAACGTACTTAACAACGTAGGCGGAACGTTCCTTCAGCTCTTGGCAGGGAGCAACTCAATAACCTATACCGGACCATTAGGCAAAATCACCTTCGACTACATTCAGAGGTGGTTGTAGTGCCTAACTTCATCCTGGGACGCACACACCTTGGCAGGTACAGGTTAGCCGCTCCCGTCGGGGCTGGAACGTCCGTATCTATAATATATCCGTTACAACCATCCGGCTTCACGGTGATTATTTATAACTCCTTCGGGCAGAAATTGGCAATGTTCGGCGACACAATACAGGATAACCCGCTGGAAGCCATAGAGTTTACTCACAAGGAAACAGGTTGCGGAGACATAAAATTAACATTTTTGGTTATGCCGCCTACGGTTCAAATAACCTATAACACACGTGTCGATGTTCACCTCTATGGCGATGTGAACCCCTGGTACAGCGGCTACATCGTGGAAGTCCCAAAGGCTGGCACGACAGAAGATAAGTTTGTATTCAAAGGATATGGCTATTATAGTCACCTTGACAACGTGCTTATCAACAAGACTTATGAGAATACAGAGCTGGCAAACATCGTAAAAGACATTGTCGCCAACAGGGTAGAGCCGCAGACAGACATTGTTTACAACGCCAGTAAGATTTATAGCCCCGGCTATACTGCCAAAAAACTTAAATTTACGTACACGACCGCAAAAGAAGCGTTAAAAAACCTTGCCGAATATGCCGGGAATTATGTTTGCGGCGTTGATGAAACACGGCAGTTGTATTTCAAGGAGGTCAACGCCTCCATCAACGAAGATAGTCGTTTCTGGCTGGGTGACGAATCAGGGCAAATGGAAACATTCACGCCGGAAGAATCGATAGACGATTTAAAAAATCACCTGTATATCAAGGCATCTAGTACTTATGTCACAACATTGGTGACATCGATTGGAACCAGCGACACAACGATAACGGTTGTAAACGCCTCTCGCATTTCAGACGACGACGTTTTACAAATCGACGATGAATCAATGCAGGTAACAAACATAAGCGGCGTGACACTGACAGTGACACGTGGCTACAACAGTACGACCGCGGCGGCACATGAAGCAGGTGTGCTTGTATCCGATACGTCGCTGTCTACATCCGTGACACGCATCCTGTACGAGTGTCAGGACGATGCAAGCATAGCGACATACGGCAAGCGTGATGATGTTCTGTCACTGCCCTCCGCCATGTCAGAGGACGATGCGCAACGCTGGGGCGATTATCAGTTATCCACACTCAAAAGCCCTACGGTCACAGCTTCCGCAAAAACAGTCAATACACGTAAAAAACTCATCAAGGCAGATGGTAAGGCAAGGGTCACATGCCGGGACGGCACGGTGTACGAGCTGGCGATAGTCAAGGTTACGTACAAGGTTAGCTCATCGGGCATGACCTGCAACATGGAGTTAGGCACACTGCCAACGGGGCGCATAGATACGGTAATAGCTCAGCTGGTACGGGATCAGCGGACAAACGAGCTGATGAACAGCTATTCAAGCGACGAAGAATAAGGGGTGATTAAAATGAGTCTACCTTTGGCGCACGATTACAGATTTGACCCGTTTGGCAACGTAAGCACGGCGATCAACATAACGAATGAGGAACATGTGATCCCGTCCAGCTCTCCGTTTACGATAAGCTTAAATGAGCTGCCGAAACACGATAGCCCGTCAACGCTGAGCATTAAAGTCAAGGACCTGCTGGCGGCGGCTATAACAACATCCGGCGCAACCTCC